CTATCTTACTTAGGTTTGGTAAGCCTCAAAGGGCTAAGAGGCCTACCAAACTATTAGTGGGTTTTCTTAGGTGAAGTTGTAACGGATAATACCCTTAGGCATCTTGGCAATAGTTGCCATATAGCCATAGATAGCTACCTGCACCTGTAGGTTGGATACTACGTTTACTGACATATAGGCAGTAGGTGATTGGTAAACAGTAAAGGCCTCAGGCGCAAGAATAATCGCTGAGTCATCCACAGTTGTAGTAGCCGCAAAGTTCTTATCTACGTATAGATCAAGGCCTAGTACGTTGCCGCGGATTGAACCAGGCTGTGTTAACCCAGCTGCGTTCATTGGTTGGCTAGAAGAATAAATAGGTCTTCCCGTTGAATCCACAGCGCCAAGAAGTAACTGCCATTGTGAACCATTAGCAATATAGTTATTAGCAAAGTAACCAGTAGCCTCGTAAACAAGACGTGCGGCCTCAGATGTATAACCAATAATGCCTGCAGATGTAGCAGCTTGTGCAGTAGTAGCTACTGTTCCAGCTGTCACAAGGGCCGCCAAAACGGTGGTATCAAGAGTTTTCAAATACGCATTTTGTAGCTGTGTAGTTAGCTCTGCATAAAAGTTAGGATCTGAGCGTTCTAAAAGCTCAATACTGATTGTATTCATACCTGAATACTTTTTAACTGTACCTGATAGATATTCTGTAACCATACCTGTATTTTCTACAGCTCCAGCTTCATTTTCTACAGTTACTACAGGTGCAACGCCTGACTGGCCGCCCGCACTTGTCACAAGAGACGGTATGTTAATAGTCATACCGTTTGCTGGCAAAGTACCACGGCTACACGCATCTATAGCAGGTGTGCCAAAACGTGTATTAGTTGGAAACTCTGATAGGTACTGAGTTGGGTTAAACGCTGGGTTAGTAGAAAATGAGTCATCTGCAGCTGTTACATATAGCTTGCTATCTTCATTACCTAATGCAGCTTTAATCTTGTGTTCTGTGTATGCACCCATAGACGTAATAGGTGTACGTACGCGCTGAGAGTTAAGTGCGCTTGGTAGGATGATTTTACGAGCTGCCTCTACTGTAGGTGCAGCCTGCTCTGTGGCATCTGCTGCCTCAGGTGCGGTTAGATCGGGGGCTGTAGTCACAGCGGCCTCGCTTTCGGTTTCGGTTGGTTGATTTGGTTCTACTGTTTCGCTTTCGCTTGCAGCAATTTTTTGCACCGCGGCGCTAGCAAAGGCAGCGCTCTCTACGAGTGACACCTCGCGTAAGGTGGCAGCGGTGACCAGGAGATAATCTTTTTGGGGCTTTGATGCGATAACTTCCACACCAACGGATAAGCCGTCCATAAGTTGCTCCTGGGCTAGCAAAATCGCATCTGATCCCCGTGAGGATGCACTTACTTTAAAGCTGGCGTAAAGGCCGTCTTTAGCAGATGTAATACTTTGCATACGCCCTACTGGCTTTGTACTATCGTGTGACATTAAAAGTTTTACTTTACTTGGTTCTGTGGCTTCGATTGAGTCAGGTGCAAACATTACTTTACCTGCGCTTGTGAATCCTATCTCGCCATACGGTGCAATTTTGCCTGAGATAGTACGGCGCTCACCGCTATCTACTGCCTCTATATTGCCACTAAACGTTAAAATCATTAGACCCGTTCCCTTCATTGAGGCCCATAGGGCTTAGTTGTTCCATACTTTGCGCTTGCTCTAAATCTATTAAACCCAGGTTAAGCATTTTCTCTATTGCATCTAAACGCGCTGCAGTATCGGCACGTAAAAACGTTTCATCTAGCGCAAAGCGCACTACGTTACCGTGCGCCGTAATGTCATCCATAGATAGACGATTTTCAATAGCGCTAATAAACGGCTGTAATGAATATGCTACGAACTCTTTGCGCCCGTCAATAATATTTTGATACGTCATTGAGTTATTCATATCTGCACTTATGTAATATGCAGGCACGTTCATTAGCCGTGCTATTTCCGTAGCTAAATACTGGCTACTTTCGGTGTAGGTCATATCCTTAGGGCTAAAACCTACTTGCTGATAATCTAGAGTGCTTGTTAAATATGCTGTACTGCGTGAAGCACGTGCAGCCTTCCACGCAGCTAGCAAACCGCTAATCTGTGCCTCAGGTAAATCGGCACCGCTATTTTTAATAAATCCTGTAGGCATTGGTGTAGCAGCTGCAACGCTTGCGGCTTTTTGTATATCTATTGCGCTTTGTATTGTGCGGGCACCTGTCTCTAATACGCCAGGTAGCAAAGATTGAAAAGTAACAAGGCTGCCAATACCTGCCATAGGTGCGCGTACACCATTAACGCTATAAAAATCTATTTGATCTTGGTACTGGTCAGTAGTAACAGTCACGCGAGTATTAGCTACCCACTCAAAGCCACTAGGGCGCCCGTCATCTGCATACAAACTTGTAACGCGCCAGTATGCGACACCGTAAAATAGTAATGAATCAACAGTATAAGCAATAGTTACGCTACGTGGCTGGCGCATATCGGGCTGGTCTAACCAAAGTGGAGATTCTAACTCTACGCCTGTAGATTTTTTATATAACTCTAAATCTATACTTGATATAACGCCTGCAATTAAATTACGGCACCGTGATACTGAGGGCACTTGCAGCGCTGTGAAACGATCCATAAAGGGCGCGCCGTTGCCAGTTGCATACAGGCCGCCATAGCTATAAACACCTGTACCATAACCTTGTGACATAACGGCAGGGGCTAACTGGGCGGTAACATCTTTTTTAGATAAACCTAAAGTTTGTAATAGACCCATAGGGCGGATTATAGGTTATCCACAGGTAAAAAGTTATTTACACTCTCGGCGTGTCTAAACGTAAACTTTAGCCTCAGATACAGGCTGTGCTAAGACGTGAATTACCATAGCTAGGCCTATAGGTATATCTACAGGGCCAGCCGATTTACGGCGCACAATACGCCAGGCATCGGGTGTTATTTTAGCTGCACAGTTTGCCATTTGTTGTATAAGTAAATCCTGCCCGCTATGGCGTAGCCGATCATTAACTAGGGCATCGTGGAAGTCAGAGCAGGCAGTATAAAATGACTGCCCCGATACGTCTTTTGTTTGAACACCTGCATTTTGTAAACGCTGGGCTATGGATGCCGTGGTGTACTTGTCATAGCAAACCATACGCGGGTAATACATATCGGCCCATTTTTTAATACTTGCAGCTATAGCTAACTCATCTACTGCCACTTGTGAACTATAGGTATCTAACACAGCTACACCTATTCGCCCGTCAGGCAATAGTTGGCCCATAACAAGGCTGGCATCTCGGCGGCTTGGGCTAACGTCAAAAGCAAAAACAGTTAGAGGGCCAGGTGCCATTTTTAGGTTGATGTCGCTGGCATCCTCAACAGATCCGTGGGGCCACGGCGATTGTAGCGAATCTATCCATTGACATAACGTCTCTGTCCTAAATTGCTCTGTCGTTTGTGTAGTTAGGGCCTCTTGGATAGATGCCTCAGTTACCAGTATGCCTAAAGCTGGGTTGGCTTGCGCCCAGGCTTTACGATCATCTAGCGCTGCAAACTGTGGGGCGCTGTACTCGTAATAGCCTAAAGTCTCAGGCGGGTGTGCCAGGCATCGCTCCCGTAGCTCGTTAAGAGTCACGCTAAAAGCATCGCCTGCGTTACTGGCCAGTAGGGTTTGGGCGTTAGGCCGTGCGCGTGTTACTGGCATAGCAGCTGCAAAGGCTACCTGGTCAACCTCGCGTAATTCATCTATAAATAGAAAATCTGCCGTAGCGCCGCGGGCTGAGTCTCTAGTTGCAGCGCGTACATCCATACGTGCCCCTGACTTTAATACTATGGCCTCATTACCATTGGCGTAGCGGATGCTCTTTAGCTCTTTTCTTAGCATTGGGCTATTCTCTATAGCTTGTGCTACTTCTCTAAAAGTAGTTAACGCCATAGATCGTGCAGACGATATAACCACGTGGTTACGCTCGTTAAACAAGAATAAACCCGCCAGGATACGCATACGCGCTAGGTGACTTTTGCCCTGTTGCCTAGACGTAAGCAATAAATTAGTTTTACGAATAAACATTTTATTTTTATCTATAGTCAACATATCCTGCATTACGTAGCGTTGCCAAGGTAAAAGCGGCAGACCGATATCCTCAGCTAGCTGTGCAACTTCATCGCCTCGGCTTGCACCTTTTAACGGCACGTTTTCTAGGCGTGGTCTCACCGCCCCTCGTAAGGGCTGGCTAGCTTTGGTTGCCATTAGTTAACATCCTGCTCAGGTTGGCCAGCGCAAGGGCCTTGCTGGGTCATTACGGACGTTTTTGGGGATAAAAGGTC